TGAAATGTGTACGCGGTGATCCCGGCGACAATGTGTTCTCGGCATACCCTGGTGCACCAGTTAAAGGCACAAAGAATCGTGTGGGCATTACAGAAGCATTTGAAGATCGCAACAAAAAAGGCTACAATTGGAACAATCTCATGTTGCAACGTTGGACTGACCACGAAGAAAAAGAACACAAGGTGCTTGACGACTACGAACGTAATGTCACACTGATTGACCTCACTGCACAACCACAAGAAGTAAAAGATACTGTGGATGCTGTGATCAGTGAACAAGTCAGCAACAAAGACACGGGCATGGTGGGCGCACACTTTCTTAAATTCTGTGGCAAGTATGAACTCACCAAGCTGAGTGACCAAGCAGAGCCAATTGGTCGCTGGCTGAATCAAACATATCAAGGAGTGTTAAAATGATAGTAGCAAAACCAGTAATTGACAATCAATACTGGATCCTCAAACAAAACAATCAAAAGATTGGTAACATTGAGGCCAGTGCAGATGGTTATGTTGTAAAAATACAAAATCAAGTATCCAATTACAAGACCATGCCCATGGTTAGAGAAGTGATTGACATCACGTTTGAACCTTCCGAAACAGTCACCCCACCACCTAATGATTCAGTTCACGGTTATGAAACCGGGTGTAAGACCTACAATGGATTGTGGAATGTGAGACTGAAGTTGCCGCTGTTTACCAAACAAGAGAAATCCAAGTCATGGTTCGCAGCCGGATGGTACACAGTAAAACAACATCGCTCATGGAAGATTGTGCGCAACCCTAAACTGATTGCACTTGATCGTTACAAGTATCAAGGACCATTTTACACCAAGGAGCTGGCCAGTGAATCCCTTTCGTGATCAAGAAAAATTTATGCGAGCCTGCGACCAAAGTGTCAACGAGTTTAACAAAGATCAATTTAACTTGTATGTTACATTGATTGAAGAAGAAGCCAACGAATTGGCTGATGCAATCACGGCACACGACCAAGTTGAAACTGTTGATGCACTTATCGACATTTTGGTTGTTACTATTGGTGCATTACACAGTATGGGCGCAGATGCCGAAGGTGCTTGGAAAGAAGTTATGAAAACTAACTTTGCCAAGATTGATCGAGATACTGGCAAGGTTCGCAAGCGTGAAGATGGCAAGGTACTCAAACCACAAGGTTGGACACCGCCCGATCTCAAACCATATATTAGGAAGTTAAGTTGACTTTTCAATTTGTTACTAAAATAAATTTACCTTCGCCGCCAGCCGAGTTGATTGAATCTGCGGTACGTATTATGCAAAATAATAATAATACATTGGATTCAAACGATTTTACTGCTGGCCAATCTCCTGCAGAAAGCATATTGGTAGGCAATGAAATAAAAAATTATGGCGAACACTATTTTGTTGTGTTGCCAGAACAACATCAACTGTGGGCAAAAGAAAATATTGGACCATTTCTTGATAACCGAACTCTTAAAGTTGGAATGACAACTCGCGGTGATCTTTGGCCGCACCAAGACTATCAACACAACTGGTCTTTGAATTATGTTATTGATCCTGGCGGCACTTCTGTTGAGACTTACTGGGCACAAGAACAAGGATGCTCATTGATTCCCGAAAAAAGAAAGTCATTGAGTTACTGGAGACTTCGAACTGATTTAAATTTGGTACATGTTGAAATAATTCCTGTTGGTCAATGGGTTGTTATTCCAACTCACATTGTACACGGAACCAAAGGGCAAACTAGCGATAGAATTTCTATCACCGTGGGCATTGATGAACACATAAAAGAACTGCTATTTGAGAATAAAATATGAGTTTGCACATCAATCGGTTCATTGACTCAATCAAGGCAGCAGAAAGCCGTGGACAAAAAGATCTTATCATGTCCTTGCGTGATGCCAAAGACTTGCATGGTGATATAACCAAGTTATTGTTGGCGTTGGAGCAATCACGTCGAGAACAGGCCAGTCAAAATGAGCCAATTGAGGTGGTTTTGTCAGGTGGCAGTTTTAAATCTGCATAGTTATTGGGATAAATAAACACGGAGTTTATCTATGTCACGACCCAAGCCACAGGTGCTAATTGAAATCACCAACAAACAAACTTACAAGACCGAGCAAGTGTTGGCCTCGGAAGGCGTGTGGGCAGTTTTTTACGAAAACAAACCAATCAACTTAAAAACTTCAAACATGCTCACCCAGTATCCTGGACCCAAATATAAAAAAGTGTCATTCTCCAATCCTGGTCATGCCAAGAATCTAGCTCGCAAACTCAACACACAATTTCAGACCACAAAGTTTTCAGTAGTGTTATTAACTGCTGGCGATAAAATTTATCCATAACGTATGTTCGACAAATGGCCATCCAAACTCAACATTGAGTTGTCAACCGCATGCAACGCAGCCTGTCCGCAGTGTTCTAGATATTTAGATGATGATCCTGAACTTGGGATTGTAGAAAATCCCAACCTGCCTCAAAACACATTGACCTTGGATGTGATAAAAACTTTGATAGATCATGAATGGTTAAAACAAGCCAAGCATGTTAAATTTGAAGGCACACATGGCGAACCAACCATGGCCAAAGATTGCACTGACATACTCAGATGGTTTAGAGAAGTAAATCCCACTGTTACCTTTGCACTGCATACCAATGGCAGTACAAGAAATAAAGAATGGTGGCGCGAGCTTGCACAATTTTTTCAATACAATCCGGAACGACGCAGTGCAGTGACTTTTAGTTTGGATGGCATTGAAGATACCAATCACATATATCGCAGGCGCACTGTGTGGAAAAAGATCATGGAGAATGCTCAGGCATTCATTGATGCAGGTGGAGTGGCTGTGTGGGATATGATTGTGTTTGAACACAACGAACATCAAGTGTTAAAGGCTCGTAAATTGGCCAAGAGCATGGGATTTTTTTCATTCGGAGTCAAAGTCAGTCAACGAACTCTTATCAGGCCAATTCAGTGGCTCAAGCAACCCAAAACTTGGAAAGAAAATCAAGGCACCGGAACTGTCAAAATCAATTGCATAGGCAAGCAATTTGATGAACTGTTTCTAAATGCCAACGGACTTTATATGCCATGTTGTTTTATCAACGAAAATGCATACGGTCCTGCCATGCCTTCTACGCAAAAAGAAATTGAAGAAGTTCTAGGAGATTTTTCTCAATATCACAGCAGTAACGGACTTGATCATGCTCTTGAATTATTTCATCGAGTGAGTGATCGTTGGGAAACCAACCCCATGGAGATTTGCAAAAATATGTGTGGCAATGGTCACTGGCCGGATCGGTTGCAACAAAAACAAGTGACTGAAGTATGGCCCGAACGGTTCCGAGCACAACACAACCAACCTACTTTGTAAGTCGGTGATTACCAAAGAAGAAATTACACAGAAAATTCTCCAAGGTCTTCCTGAAGAAGATCGTCCCACTTATGAAGAAGCGTGTAAATCATGGTGGATGAACTTTAGAGAAGGTGGCGGGTTTAGATTGACCAATGCTGGATATATGGCCTTGAGCACATGGGAATTTGAAACATACTCATTTGCTGTGCCACCCAACTTGGTTGCTATTTCTAGACATTTGTTGACCTTGGACAAAAAGTTGGATTGCCCTTACTACATCAAAATTGGCAAGAATCCGCAAATTGTTCTGTTTGGCAGCCGACAAGCTGTGATGTTGGTCATGTACGGCGATTTAGAAAAGTGGATGACTTTTTTGAATCGGACTTAATTGTATGTATTGGAACAATCCCTTAATTGAAGCACAATGGCCTGGTAATTTAGATCCTGTTCATGACAGTTTACACAATGGCACACATTGTTTATTTTGGAATCCGGCCGCAGAATTTCAAAACTTACCAACCAATCAACGACTCAGTGAATTGTGCAGATGGGCCATGGAATGGCTTGATCACGACGGCATAGATGGGTTTGCAGCCGATGCTCGCAATCACTACGACATTGCCAATTTGGTCAAACTGAATCTTTGGATACATGATATTCGGGCACAAGGCATTGTAAAACCTTGGTTGTTGCTGGATCAAGATGGTACACTAGTCCCTGGTACTGGGGACAGTAGATTGAGATGTTTGGAACGCATACCAGAAATCCAAACTGTACCAGCATTCATAAGCACACATGTCAGCAGAGCCGATCAGTATCAGCATCTTGAGCCTGTGACCACACTAGAGCAATTTGCTGGATTATGCGGAGCACGGCCTGGACAGTTGTTTACTTTTAGATTAACAAATCCCGCTGCACCTTTTGGCATGTATTGGTACGAATACAATAGTGACCAAACCAGGTGGGTCACACCTGGTGAATCAGATTGTGTTGCAGCCTTTGTGGCCTATGCTCACGCCAATCCAGAAATTGTCATTACTCCTGAATGGTTTGATGTGTTGATTGACTGGAATCAATACCACAATATTGTAAAAAAGTAGCTGACTGAATCTGTTTCCACTGTATAGATCGATCTGACGATGCAGGAACATTCACTCCCATCCAAGGCAAGCTGTCGTTGCAGTGTCCTGCAAATCCTTGTTTGGGCAATAGCAAATCTCTAGGCCATTTTTTTAAAAACTTGTTCTGCAATAATGGTTTGCCTTGTCTCAAATGCCAAGGCAAATTGAGAGCAAACTTTATAATCTTAGGATGCATAAAAGGTGAACGCGGTTCTATGCTGTGTGCCATGGTCATGGTGTCTACTCCACGTGCATCAACTGCTGTGATCTGCACAAGATAATCCATGAGCAGTGTGGCAGCACCTGCATGCCCTTGTGAAGCAGACACACACTGATCCCAAAGACGTTGACTATCTGTGTCTGATGGATCAAAACAACTGTAAGGACTTGCGGATGTTTTGATGTCAAATGCCATGTTGTGATACGCAGGATATCCGCCAAATAATTCATCAGCGGCTATGCCAGTGAACAAGATACGTTGTTGACAGTGATGAGCAATGTGCCATTGGCCAACAAAACTCCAACTCTGCACAGGCATTTGTGAACACTCAATGATGTCAATGTGGTCCTGCGCCCAGTCACGTTCGGTCATGGGCAACTCAATGAGTTTTTGACATTGTTGATCAGTCAAGAAATCTCTAATTCTCATGCTCACAGTGTCTTTGCCTTCACACACTGTGGTGTACAATCCTGCAAACTCCGGCATGGCAGCCAGGATGATTCCAGAGTCCACGCCACCACTAAAGGTCAATCCTGCAGGTTCTGTGGGGCGCATGTCTGCTATGACCTTGTCAAATATCCAATCAAATTCTTCTTGAGCTTCTGAGTCACTCATAGACTGTGGTGCGTGGACCCAGTCAAATATGCTGTCAAGCTGAAAACTCAAGCCAGTTTCGGTATACAATCGACCTGGTTCACAGCGTTCAATGCCTTCATAAGGTGTGCGACGTATGGTAGGCCAGTGCTTTTGACTCCATGCGTCAACATGAACTTTGGGCTGTGTATAACACAAGATTGCCGATACTTCACTGGTCACAATCAAAATGTTATCATCTTGATATCGATACAAACAACGCTCGCCTTGTGGATCTGTTGCAAATCTCACTGATTCAAAATCAGTATACACCCAAGCCCAAGGCCCTTCAAAGTAAGGAATCTTCTTGTAGTTTTGTTCTCGCACAGTGCGATACACTAATTCTGTGTCTGTAGTGTATCGGCCAAACCAACGATAGTTATAAACTTCACCATTATAAGCCAAAAAGTCTGATCGTGGTCGGTGATAAAACTCATCTTCACCTGTGATATGTAACACAGTCTGTGCTATAAAAATATTGTTATGATGCTGGTAATGTGTGAAGTCTGGGCCACGAGCATGTATTTTATCAACTGCTTGTAGGTGTAGGTCAATGCCAAGAGGCCGCTGACTTTTCACAAACAATATGCCGCACATTATTTTATTTTTTCAATTACACTAGGCCACCAGTTGGCAAAATCTATAGGCCAGTTGGATTGCATTTGAGCTAATAAGGTTTGGTTATGTTGTGCAGCTTGTTCACAGCGTTGAGATAGTTCAGGCCACGGCATGGCTTTGAACTTTTCAACAGCATCATGTCCTTCAAAGATAAAATCCACCATTTTGTCCCCATAGGCAGCAGTCTTGTTAACAATCATACCATCATACTCATGGCTGATTGCGTCATGTAAAATATCAAATCCCAAACTGTGCAAGTATGCCACAGTATGTTTTCCCGCATACACAATCCACGGCACAGGCAAACACAAAGCTCTAAACGTTTTTTCACTGAGGGCCACAGTGGTATCCGAACTGTAAGTTTCTATTACAATATTAGCCCAGGCTTGTAAATGTGATTGTTTGTGATCAAGATCATGATTACAAAACGGCATGTGTGGTAACAAGTCTTCATATACATGTTGATAAACTTCTTGATAATGCAATTCCAATTGTTGCCATTGCTGTGTAAAATTTTCTTTCAATCCACTAACTGAACCGTTATCGCCAGACCAGGCCCAACAATTAAAATTAATATAATCCAAATTGTCAACTGTGAATCCGTCAGCTGCCATTAACATAACACGGTTCCATATTTCTAATAGCACCAACATACGTTTAGTATCCAACCTGTTTACACTAAAATTAAAACGTCTATCAGGATTCCATTTTGCATCAGAAGGTGTATGATTGTATATGCCAAAAAAACTAGGGGGTAGTTGACACACTTGATATTGAGTTGGGACAGTGATGTAATTGTCTGTGATGACTACTGTGTCTTTATCAAAAAGATACGGTAACGATGTGTTGTGATTTGTGCTACAGGTTGAAAAATCATCAACCAGGCATATCACAACTTGGCGTGTGCCACGTTGATAAACTTTATTATTGTCGCTTAGTGGTTTATATCCAAGTGATAACAAATTGCTTCGAAAGAAATTCATGAGCGTATTTTCATGCCAAATACATTGACTCTTTTGAAATATTTCTCCCTGATAAATTTGGTGGTATAAATCTGTCATGTCAATACTTAGTAACACCAATGGCCCTGAGCCAAAATAGCAAAAAAGTAGTACTTTTTACACTCCAAAAAAGTAGTACTTTTGTTGTATTTTTGCAACAGGCAATTCGGTTGACTGAAAATGCCCGAAATGCTATAATACACACATGATGAGAAAGAAACGTATTGATCGCAGCCACATAGTGTACTGTATCCAGATTGGATTTGAGTACTACATTGGTATTACCGCCAAAACTCAGCGCACAATCAACATGTCGCTTCGTAGCCGTGTTAACAAGCATATCTACCGTAGCCGCACAGAAGACAAAGCCTGGAACCTGTACGAAGCAATTCGCACAAACGGCGTGGAAGCAATGAACGTGGCTATTGTGGACATTGTGCGTGGCAAAGATGCCGCACACAAGTTGGAGCGCGAGTTAATACAAAAGTATACACCTGCGCTGAACACCGATGTTCGCGTGAAGCAAAACGGTTGACCAATAATCACCGTTTTGCTATAATACACACATACACAACAACGGAGCGGGAATGAAACTACACATTCACACATATTTTTTTGTCACGCACCTTGACGGACACCTTGCTTTTGGTAAACGTAATAACAACTACTTTTATATTCCCGATGAGAAAACGTATAAAAAACATTTTCGAAAAGATTGGAAATTAA